TCTACATTTCTAAGCGCTTTTACAATTTCTTGTGAAGTAATTTTTCCTTCAGCTGCTACTGAACGCAACTCTCCTACGGTGATCCCCATGCCTTGAGCAATAGCCTTTGCTAGAGCTGGTGTTTGTTCCATAACTGAGTTGAGTTCTTCACCACGTAATGTACCGCTTGCCAAAGCCTGCCCGAATTGTACTAAAGCTGCATCAGCTGCTTCTGCACTTGCACCACTAATTGCTACAGCTTTAGAAACTGTTTCAGTTAAACGTGCTGTGTCATCCATTGTGAGGTTTAAAGTTTTGGCATTATCACTAAAACGCTGGTAGACCTGTAACACAGAATCCCAAGCCGAATAGGTTTTTTGAGCAATTCGGAAAGTGTCTTCCGTTGCTTTATTTAGTTCAACTTGATTATTAGTGACCAACTTAAGACGGTTTTGTAGTCCAGTATATGTATCCATCTTTGAAATGGCAGAACTTACTGTTACTAGCCCAGCCATATACCCAGCTAGTGCTCGCGTAGCTACAGATAAGTTGTCCATAGACTTAGATGCAAACTCACCTTTACGCTCAATACTATCCAGTTCATTGCCTAGATTGCGCGCATTTCGTTCTGCATTTTTTGCATCAATTACAATGACGAGACGTGATTCTTGTGCCATCTTACTTTCCTCTAGGCAATAAAAAGCCCACTCAATGAGTGGGTTGTTAAGGTTGATTTTTGGGTTAGTGTTTTTGCTTAAGATGCGCTCTTGTTCTCGTGATATCTCAATATGCTGGCAACCTTTTGGAACAGATAGCCCACTAAGAATCCATTTAAGATTATCCCGATACCTGTAATAACCATGATTCCTGACCATACGGTCTCGGTGCCATAATAAGTTCTTGGAACTTCAACTCGGCCAAACACAAGTATAAAAATAAATCCAGATATAATACCTAGAACAATTAACCCCCATCCGATGGCATTGCAAACTTCACTTTCTTTCATTGTTTGATATTGTGGTGTGCTCATGCTGTATCTCTTCTTTAATTACCAATTCGAATTTACTTTCTGCTGAGTTTTAATCTTTTCAGCCATATCATCCGATAGAGTATTAATCTTACTAATAATCAGTGGTGTGGACTTCCTACTTTCAGTTATAGGGTAATTTTGTGCAGGCATCATTATTCCAGCACTCATGTGCGATGGAGCGCTATAGGTTAAACCATCATAACCCACGCGCATTTTCCCATCCTTAGTGTCCACTCTTACAGTAAAATCAACACGTTCGTTTCCTGTCATTGCCAAGCACTCCATGCCCGAACAAGGATATCGCATATTGCCCTTTCCAATGATAGTGCCTGATGCCTTATCTTCATATTGAATTACTGCGTTAGCAGAAGCAAAAGCTACAGCGAACCATTGTCTAGCGCCATCATAAATCTGTGCTTGGTTTAATCCATCAATTTGATAAACCTTTTCAAATTTTACAGGCTCTGAGGGTTGTTGGGGAGTTGTCGCACACCCCGCTAAGCCCAATCCAAGAAATCCCGCTAATAAAATCTTTTTCATAATGTAATCCATTTGTTATTAATCTCACACAATTTAACAAATGGACAAAATAATGTCATCAAGAACTTAAAAAGGAAGATTCTCTACTAGTCCATGTGGTCAAGCCAAAATACATCCTCAAAATTTTTACATACACCTACTTTTTTGAGTTCTTTATATATAAGTAAGGCTGTATCGATCTTGACAGAATGTCCCTGCTCGGCTCTTGTCACATAGTTTGATAGAACTCTGCTACCACTAACAAAACCACACCGCTTTGATAGCTCATAAACCGTTAAGCCTGCTTTTTCACGCAAACAAGCAACATTATTCTTTACTTCCATTGCTGCACCACAAGTTAAATTTTAGAATATTGTAGCACAATAAAAGATAATTACTATTTTTTGTGTTAGCACAACAAAAAGAATTGACACAATAAAAGATATTAAATAAGATGACTTCATCAAGGCTAAAAGCCATGAAAAAGAAAACCCCTTGCAGACGTCGAAATCAGGCAAGGGGTTTATGTCTAAACCAATGGAGATTTAAGACATGTCTAATATAGCACAAATCAACGATACCAAAATATCAATTGTTAACTTCAAATCTGTTCCAGTTGTTACTACAGCAATGCTTGCTGATTTCTATGGAACCGATACAGACAACATCAAACAAAACTATTCTCGAAATAAAGAGCGGTTTGTAGAAGGTAAACACTTCTTCAAAATTATTGGTGAAGAATTGAAAAAATTTGTAGGTGACTTAAAGTCACTTGCAAATTTCCCTGCAATTTCAAATAAAACTCGATCCCTTATCTTATGGACAGAACGCGGTGCTGCACGTCATGCCAAGATGTTAGACACAGACCAAGCATGGGAAGTTTTCGAGCAACTTGAGGATTGCTATTTTGTCCGTAAAGAGATTTTAGCCAAAACCCACAAATCAGAACGTGAACCCCTAACCAATGCTGTAAATCTTCTTGTAGCTAAAACTAAGCATTTGAATTACAGCGATGCTTATAAATTAGTTCATCAGCGTTTCAATGTTCAGCATATTGATGAAATTCCATACGATGTAATACCTGTGGCTGTGGAGTATGTTCACCACTTAATTGCTATGTACAGCAAGGCTGAAAAACAAGGTTCTTTATTTGATGAAGATCAATTTAAGCTGCTCAAGAACCTAATTGATGCAATTATTTCCCAAAACTTTGCGACTAGTCGAATCTATCGAGCAGTACATATGCTTAACAACGAGCAAGGACACTACTTAGCTGAATATGCTTTTAAAACTAATATTGCAGTTCTAAAACTTACTCGGGCAATGGATTTAAGAGGGCCACTTAATAGAAAAATCATTAGTGATGATTTAAAAACCATAAGCTACACAACAGGCAATCAACATTATAGCGACCGTTGGTTTCATCCATTGATGGAATCGGGAATGCTAGCTGGTGCTTTGCGAATTTCTGGTGGTTGGTAGTCTTCTAACAAAAAAGCCCTTCGGGGCTTTTCTCTACATAAAAACACCCTCATATTTGAGGGTAATTTAACAAGTGGTTAATAATGGCGCAATAAAAAACCATCTTCTGGTGGTTTAGACAGCTTCATCAACAATGTTATCCACTTTGTCTTCTTTTGGAAAGAAAAGCTTATGGTTGGTATTTCGGTTTTCTGCCATGAATTTTCTTGCAGTCATGTCTTTAAATTCATATGCCGACCAGACTAAACCTGCATAGAAGTCTATAAATTGTAGCTCAAGGCACTTTGAGCTATCCATTGGCATAATATTGCATGACTGGTTAACAATTTGGTTTTCAATGCCACACTCTAAAACCATCTGTTTTAAATACTCACCCATATTCCATTTCAACGAAACCCGCTCACTTCTTCTGTCAGGCATAAAATCTACATATTTATGCTTGCAGATAGTCCCAAGAAGTAAAAGTTTCACCATATAATTATAGAAAGCATTTGGGTCGTTCTTGAATCTTGCATTAACAAATTCTTTATTTGCTGTAATTGAGCGAAGTTGTATATCTGGATGGTCTTTGATAAGTTTCGCAGTCAATTTGACGAATATTTCTTTATCTTTTAGATTCAAATCAACTGATTTTAATTCATTTTTTAAAGGTCTTTTTCTTTTTTCATATAATGCTCTTACAATACGCTGAACATACTTAACCTTATTCTCAGGCAAACAGATTGCTGCTAACGTAAGCATTCGACTGGAACCACCCTTTTGATAAGGCTTTTCCATATTCCAACCTAAATCACCACTTTCATCCAAGTATATAAATGTTCGCATATTTTATTATCAAGCATTAAAAAGCCCCTAAGAAACTTAGAGGCTAGAATTCGGTGCGGCACCTAGAGGCAACGTATTTACAATACGTTTACGATTATCGCAGTGTTTATCGTACCTCAATCTAGGCGTGGTGTATTTATACCGCGCTGCGACTACATTGATAGAATATTTGATAATGACATTCCTGTCAATACAGAATCGCCTAGTCAATGTCAACCACTTGACCGTATTATGTTACATCAATCGCGTTACATCCCGTCGCTTGTTCACAGTTAAGTATCGCACGTCAGCATTTAAGTCTTCGTCGCTCGTTGCGTCGCCTTCTTATGGCACTCCTCCAAAAACAAATTATCCAACGCAAAAATACAGTCATTAAAAATATGAGCAGCCACGGGCAAATCATTATGCTCAGCATAGACATTGATTGCCTGTTGATCTAAAGATAATGGGATGCCCTGTTCATATCGTCTGGATCTGCAAATAGTGCTAAATGCCGAAAGAATGGAATCAGCTGCATAAGAATATTCTGGCGGATCAGGAATACGGCCACCTAAGAACTTGATTTGTTCGATTTCATGCGGCGTTTTCGACGCATACGTTTTTTGGTATTTGTAGAGCTCGATGACTTTCCCAGAATTAAAGCCTTATCCTTGTCGGCTTCTTCCTGAATCTTCTGAGCCTGTTCTTTAATGAATAGCCAGATTGAAATACCAATATCACCAAGATTAAGAAGCTTTGAGGCATTCTCAGGTGTATATGGCTTTTCAGATTCAACCGTTTTACCGTCTACGATTTCGGCAAATACCACACCTTTCCAGTCTTCAATTAAGTGGGCAGCACACGCATCCATTAACAATTCATGGTAAAGCTTGGCATTTTCATCTTTGACCATCACATCATAGCCTTTGGATGAAATCTGATTTCCGGCTCGTTCAATTGCTACCTGAAAAGGTTTATAGGCGATACCACGGACTTTGAACTCTGCCTGTACTTCGCCATCAACCCCCTTGTATTCACACCATTTTGATACGTCCGAGCTTTTAATAATTCCGACTTTTAAAGCCATAACAACCTCTGAAATTTTAGAAATAAAAAAGCCCATGGGATTCCATAGGCTTTGTTACTGAATAAGTTGATTACACAAGAGCACGTACAATTGTTGGCGCTGTACGAACTTGGGCAAAGTTGATATCTACAGTAATGATGTCATCACCACCACCATCCGGGTGATTGGCTTCCATGACTTCCAATTGCGGGAAGTTGAACGAATATTTACTTCCTTTGCTGTCTCTGATGTCGAAGGTCAGTGTAAACACATCACGGGTTTTGATTGCATCAATCCAACCAGCAGCTGTGGCCGAGAACATGAATGAAGCATTCGCTTCGATATCCATCATCTTCTCTAAATAAAACTCTGGAGTGTATTTACCAGATCCGATACAACGGATCGCTTCCAGATTATTACTAAAGTTGATGGTAAGTGTCTGCAGACAAGCTTTACCCTGAATTGATTGACCATTAATAAGTAGTTTTTCAACGTTTGGCATACTCACCAGTGGGCGAGTCGATGCTGGAATAGGATTGGTAACAGGATTGACCTGCTGTCGTGTAAATGAGCTACCGACTAAACCAAAGTTACCAGTGATTTTCCCCGTGGTCTGGATTGTCATTTCACCTGTATTCACTTGAATACCACGATAAATAAAGACTTGACCAATATCTTCAAAGACTTTTACCAAGGTAAGAGACTTACGGACTCCACCACCAAAACTTAAAGCATTTGCAGCCCAGTTATTGAAAGCGAGAACATTTAAGAATAAATCAAAGGTACCTAGCGATAATTCAAATTCTAACTGACCAGTTACTTCAGCTTCCGTTACTACAGCACCTTGGCGAAAACGTGAATCAACTACTTCACTGCTATCTTCAGTAGTAACATTTTCGGTCAAACTATCAGTAACACGGCGAACGGTATACCAGACCGGATTTGCCGGAGTAGTTCCTAAAACAGCTTCTTCACAAGCATATAATCGAATTTTTGCACCTGAACTCATTTATGGTTCTCCAAAATTTAGGCAATAAAAAACCCGCTTTTTAAGCGGGTTATTAAAGTGTTTCGTCTGTGTCTGAGATTTCTGGGGGTTCCACGCCATTCATTGCTGCAGCAACTGCCTGAGATAAGTTAGTCGGCTGGAAATCCACTGGTGTTTCAGTCAAAGTTTCTTCAACCTCAGGTTCTGGTTCAGGTTCTTCATGCAGACGGATATCAATCCAGCGGCCTTCTGGAATGTCCATTGGGTTCTCGTGATCTGCCACAACAGCAGCAAGTTCAAAATCAAACTTACGCTTGTAAGTTTTAATTGAGATGTCACCATTTTCTAGGGTGTCATACACTACTGCGACGATTGTGTTGCCGTTTGCATCTTTCGGTACTTCGATATACCAGCCTTCCTGAGCAAAGCCTAAAGAACCTTCTAGTAAATAATCACCAACATCAATTCTCTTAAATTCAATCGGCTGTTTTTTTGCATCATTATTGAGCTCGATATGGTCGTTAAATAGCTTAACTACTGGTGATGCTGCTTTTATGAAACCGTTGGAATCCACAGAAGTATTCGCAGATGTTCTTAGCTGCTCAATTACAACAGGTATCTCACTGACAATAACAACGTCATCTGTATGAACAGTAACTAAATAATTATCAGATGTAATATTGGAAATACCGGAAAAATATCTAAATGCCGATGTTGAAGAACTTGCTGTTCTTCGAATGGCAACATAGTCTACATTTTGATATTTAACTACAGCCATACCTGAAATATGAGTTGTTACACCAATACTAATAAGCCGAGCTGTAACACGATCATATGCTTGCTGAATTGATACTAAAGTTCTCGAATGTTGATTTGCTGAGCCTGAATCACCCCTCGAAAACACTAGCTCACCAAACATGTTTCGATTGGGTGAGCTGCTGACAGAATAAGGAAATAACAATACATAGCTAACGACAGAATCTAGGTTTACTCCCGTAATCATTTTTCTTTCAAAAGTTTGGCCTACTCCACCAATTCCAAAGCTGCCAACTTCTATCAAATTACCAGCTGTAGTACCAACATTTCTAGTTGCGGCACTACCAAGCCCTAAGTTAGTTCGAGCATCGGATGGAGTTGTTGCACCGGTACCACCTTGAGAAATTGCAATAGCCTTGGTTAATCCTTTTAGCTCTGTAATGTCACTATTCACCCCTTTTTCTGCTGCTCCGAGATTATTTCGAGCATCTAGTGCAGTTGTCGCCCCAGTACCACCTTGAGAGACTGCAGCAGTACCTTGGACCTGCGAAAAGTTTGGTGCCAGATTAGGAATACCTGAAGCGAATGGCAGCATGAATTGCCGTTTTCCCTGAGCCGAGTTATACGGGAATGGCCGATGATCCCAACTAAATTTAAAAACAAGATTTGCCATTATGCTGTTACCCCATCAATCACTTGGAAAATCAAAGTATCTGTATGCTGGGTAACTCCATTCACGACAGCCTTAATATCCATCTGGCACAGACCTAAAGGCCAAGCTGCTGTACTTGCACCTGATTTAACGTTAAGCCATCCCTTCTGTGTGCTCTGGTTTAATGCTGCGCAAGTCAAGGTAGCCACAGCAGCGCCATCAGCCAGAGCTTTAACCTGTGAAGTGAAGGTATAACCTGTAAGATCAATTGCACGACGAACATCATCCGGTGGATACTGCAGGGTTTCATCCATATCAACCAGCTGCAAATTCAAGTTGAATGTGTCACCACGCTTAAAAACAAAATTGCTCATAAGTGATTCCTATAGACATAAAAAAACCACCGATGAGGTGGTAGTGAAAGATTGGTTTGTTATGTGCTTTAGTTAACTAAAAAACTTATTGATACATTGTATTGAATGAAGTCAGCATCTTTACCCGCATAAATAGATTGGCCATTCAAACATTCTAAGTGTTCGATTGTGAAATATTCAAAATGAGCAAGTAATGCATCACTCAATTTTGTGATTTCAATTATTCCTGAATTGGGACGTGCAAAGCATTGAATCATGATATTACCGGTACGGCGAGTACATGGCTTATCTGCAATGCCAGAAGTAAAACTGGGACCACCTGCAATCGTTAAGCGGCACCAAACACCATCTTTAGGTACATTAAAGCCTGGTAAATTTGGATACTGGATTCTGTCTTGCGTAATACCTGTAAAGCTTTGCATGCGATCAATAATAGCTTGCCTTGTCTGCTCTAAAGTCATTGTCATTTTAGCCACCGTACTTTTGAGAAATAAAGTTAAACGTGAGACCATAAATACCTTGTGGTGCTTGATCAGACCAGCCGTTTTCTAAACGTTCAGCATAAGGTTGGTTATTCTGAATGTAGACCAAATTGCCCAATTTAATCTTTACAGCTTGAATTGCTGCATCGTTAACAGGGTTTGTTTCAGGTTCACGCACGCCTAAATCAGCAGATCTAATCGAGACAATATGTGAAGCACGGTATGCACCAGTATCGACGGGACTTAAATTAACTAAGGATTGCACGGTATCCATGACAATATTCTTTACATGGTCTTCTGCTGTTTTAGCCACATCAAAACTAAATTCAGTTGGCTTTTTCCCCTTCCATCCCATCATTCACCTCGCTTTCTTCATACATTTTAAAAAGGTCTTGAGCGATCGCCTGAATTGAATAAGCTTCAAACTCAGAGCTCGGTTCTCGTTCACCCATGAGCTTTTTAATCTTTTGCCAGACATGAACAGCTTCATGTAAAAGCAATCCATAAACTTGAATTCGGTCTTTATCCGCCGTATCACCAATTTGGACGATTGCATATGCACCATCAGAAAAAGTACTAACCTGTGCATCCGCTCCCATATCCAAAAATTGATCAGCCTTATCCATATCTTCAAATAACAAATCCATGTGTAGTTGATTTCGAGCGAGCGTGTACTGCACATGTTGGAATGGCAAGATATACCATTCAGGAACATAATCAGAATTAACCATGGTTAACCTATTAACTAGGTAAAGGAGTTTAAGTCGCTTCTCTACCATAAAATGAGTTATGAATAAAAATGCCATCCACATATTCGGGATGGCATTCGCAGTAAAAAAATGAATGAGGTTTTAAATCATTATCAGGTATAACCTGAAAGCTGTCATAGACCTCATGTGCACTCCAAGTCATAATTACTCCAATAAAAAACCCACCGAAGTGGGTTTGTAACTAAACTTTTAAAGGTTTCAATTGTGAAATTACTTTAATTAAATTTTCATAATGGGTTTCATTTATATTTTCAAATTTTTTTAATTTTTTTAATAATATTTCTTTTTTACGCATTGAATGAGTATCTAGAAAATCAGAAATCGCATCATGTTCAATAACAATTTCAATTTGTTTAAAAATACTCATGTATAAACCATCTAGATCAACCTCTATTTTTTTAATATTTTCAATGAAGTGGTTTGCCTGCACTTCATTTGCATCAATTTCATCTAACATCACATAAATATTTGCAACGTTCCTATGAAATTGCATTTGATGATTATTAAAATCTTCAACATCTGATTTTGATCGAGGATTAAAATTATAAAAGGATAATAATTCCGTGTTAAGGATTCTTAAGATATCTTCACTTAACTTTTCATTTTTTAGAGCTTTATGTTGAACTCTCCAATCGCTAAACAGAACAAATGCTGCAACTGGAGCTAAAAAGCTTGCTGCAAGAGTTAAAGCATCTTTTATGACGTCGTATGCAATTTCTAGATTAAAGCTATAATCAAAAATTGGATATTTACTTTTAAGAAAAAAAGCTATAACTAAATACCAAAAAACTCCACCAACGGTCCAAAATCCAATTATTTTAATTTGATCATGTAATGACTTTTTAAGCATATATCCCCCTATTTTAGAAGGATATTAGATCAAGTATTTAAACCTTCCTCAACTGACATTTCCAAATAGTAGAAGCTGGATCCTGTTGAATATGAATTACCCGGAATGAGCCTAAGGCTGTTAACCACTCATCATCAATCTTTGGCTCTTTGGTAACTTCATTCTGCAGCACTGTAGCCTTTTTATCCGTGGCCAGTACTCCAAGTGTTTGGATCTCATATTGACTGTATGAGCCAAACAGAACGCCACGGCCAGAATAGTTTTCTTTAACTTCAACATAAGTTTCAGTTTTAGGATCCCAATTCGTTTTAGAGATCCGCTCACATGTAAAGGTATGAATGGCATCTGCTAAATCATCATTAAATGCTTCAGCAATGTCTGCCTGAATTTCGTCACGTAAGCCCATATCATGCCCTGTAAAGTGGTATGCCAAAGCCATTAAAACTTGCATTTGGATCTTTCAAATCAAGTGAATCAATAAAATCAATTGCTATCTGTTCAAAGCTAGAGATTGCTTCAGATCCGTCTTGAAATTCTTTTTCTGACTCAACAGAATCAGCCTTAACTTTCTTACGCTTCAACTGCTGCTCTTTGCCGTTATAAATTACTTTGGCCAGAATTCCTTTGATAATTTCACAAGCCGCGTCCTTAAGAAGTGGATCAATTGGATCTGGTACAAAACCAATTCTGTTTTTCATCCACACATTTGCCAGCTTCACCAGACGAGCCTTATCACTGTCTGGTGCAAAATCGCTGCCCAAAATTGAATTTGCGTCATCTACAGTAATAAAGCTCATTGCATTATTCCTTCGGGATTAATTTAAGAAGTTCTGCTTTTGTTGCAGACGGCTTGTAACCAATGTTTTTACTAGCCAAATACTCTTTTAATTGATCATTTGACCAGTTTTCAAAATCATTAGCTGCCGTTTCTGTAGCTGGGTTTTCTGCCGCTTTTCCAGCTTCCAATTCAGCAATACGTGCCTGCATTGCAGGAATATCATTTTTAAAAGCTTCAAATTCAGTTTTTATACCGACCACTTGAGCTTCAGCATCTTTGAGAGCTTTATCTGCTAAGACTGCTGCATCTTTTAATCGTGAATTTTCAGATAACAACTCTGACTGGTTACCACCGGCCTGCTCTAAGATGGCAATTTTCTGCTTAAGCTGAGTGTTTTCTTCAACTACCTTTTCACATTCAGCTTTTGCATCATCCATCACAGCTTGAAGTTCAGGGGTAATTCCCACTGCGACATTTACTGTGGCCAAAGTCGTTTTTTGTGGCACTTCCAACTTACGAACTTCAACTGGAACTTCCAAAGATTCATAATCCTTTTGAATCTTTGGATAATTACCGTAAATAATTACCTCTTTTGCTTTCAAATTTGGGTTTTCATAATAGTCAGGGTTAGCAATAATGCCTGTCTCTAATGCAGCCGCTGCTGCAATGCGTGTATAGATAATCTTCATGGCGCTTTTCTCTTAATAATAAAAAAGAGGGCTTATTAGCCCCCTTAGGTTTTAATTTTTAGGTTTTAACCAGTTGTCGCTGTACCCGATAAATCAAGTAAGGTACCTGCTGTCATTTTGTTGCTGGTTGCATATTTGATCCAGTTAGCGCTTGAACCAAGTAATGTAAGGTCAGGATTTTCACCTTTCGATGTATCCCAACTATAACCAAGAATATCTAAGTTAAATGCACCTTCAGCACGCATACCGATTGCTAAGTTTTCTTCATCATTGATGTCATAAGCTCGGAAGCCCGGTACTTGTGATTCAGTTACAGTGACAGCGCCATACTGCAAACCAAAAGCATCGTTATCACCTACAGCGTCCGTCACCAAGACCGGCTTTCCTAAGGTTCCCGGTAAACCACCGTAGATAACGATTTCAGATTCACCATAAATTTGCTTAGTGATTGCATCATCGACAATATCGAAATATGTATCTGAGTTCATCACCCATAAGCCAATGCGGCCAAACTTATCACCAAACTTTCGCATACCACGAGTCAATGCTTTGCGGCCATCAACAACGATACTACCTTTTGCAACCATGTCTGGATTGCTAGAAATAGCAGCTTTTAAAGAAGCTAAACTGTACTCTAATCGGCCTGCAACCAATGCATCTGCAAGATCGTAACCAACAACCATAGCAAATTCTTCTGGTGTACGAGCACGGCGCTTAAATGCCTCTTCAGTTGATGCATAAGGACCATATTTATATGGGACTTTTACGCCTACAGACTCACCAGAACCAATTTTCTCTGGAACTACTTTGGCGGTTGAATTCACATCACGATGTTTGATGCTACCGCCCACTTTGTAGAATGCTTCTTTATTGAAATCACCTTCAATGATCTCATTGCGATAAACAATTGCACCATTAGAGGCTTGGTTAAATACATTCAAATTATCTTGCAAACGCTCTAAATAAGCAGTTTGAGCCAATTGATTATAGATGATCATGTCTGAATTAACTGTCGTAGTCATAACTACTTATCTCCAAATATTTAATGATTAGTTCGGTAGTTTTAGGAAGGCATCATTGCCATGTTCTTTGATGTAATCTGCTTTCTGAGAAACAGACATTTCACTGCGTTTCATTCCAGTAGGTGCTCCACCTTTGCCCCCACCTTGAAAACCGCCACCAGTTCCTTTACCACCTTTAAGAATTAAGTCTTTATGCTGGTATCCACCAACCAATGACTCTAAAGCTTCATCAACATTTGCAAGTTCACCCGGGCGGACACGTGAATAAATCTTTTCGCCGTTCGGATCATATGCAACCACCTTGCCTTCTTCGATTTTGAAGTGATGACCAAAGGTTGCCTGAACCATGTCCACAGGTACTGCAATGTTGTCTTGAATGTACTTAGAACGAGCAAAACCACCGCCGATAAGTTCTTTATGTAAAGAGGCTTCTAGAGCATCACGTTGCGCAACAATCGGGGCATATTTTTCCTCAACTGCTTTGATAGCTTCAGCTTTAACTTTCTCAACTTCACCGGCATCCACCAGCTTTTTATCATCGAGATTTTGGATTGTTTGTAATGCCTTTTTAGCTGCCGCTGGGTCTTCAATTCCTTCAAAAGCTTTTAATGCTTTTTCGGCTGCTTCTTTGGCTTCACGATGTGTTTTAGCTTCATTGTTTAAGCGTGCAATTGTTGCTACCGAGTGTGGTGCATCATGTGGCATTTCTTTGCCGTCATCATGAATATAGATCGGCTTATCACCGTCTACTTCCGCATAAACTTTACCGTCGATTGTTACTGTTTTAAGTTTCATTGGTCATCCAACCTATATATACAAAATGGGCATCCGCCCGGATTCGCCGTTAGCATCCGCTTTCGGCAGGCAATAAAAAAGCGCCCTTTAGGACGCTTCATTTCTATAAATGATTATTTACTTAAAGCTTGGCGTACAAATGCATCTTTTGCTTCAAGTAGCTTTCTTAATCCTGTGGATTTTTCAGGCCCGTCAGGAAGTTGCTCATCCATTTGCCGAGCTAAATCACCAATTGGCTTACTAACTTGCTGCAAATGTTCAGGTAAATGTTCATATTGGAAATATTGGATAATAGGGCTTGGCATTTTCTTCTCGCAAAAAAAGCACCCGAAGGTGCTATGGTTAAAAATTAAGTTCTATTTGATGAGTGCAATTGCTTTTAATCTTTCAAAAGTAAAACCATAAATTGCCATGGCTTGAAACCTTAATTTGAAGAAATGGCACCAGAATTCATTTTGTGCTCAGAATATATTGAGCATCTGACATATTGATTTGCTTTTCAGGCATTTGTAGTGCCTTTCGCTACGTTTCCTTTGCACTCCAAACCTTTTGTCTAGGTTCATCACCAACTAAGCGGATGCCTTGAGGACCACCTACATCAAATGTTGCCGTGATAGTCGCTGGACCCTCAAAAACACTACAATTCATTTTTACAGCGGTTAATCCAGCTAATGGAATACCTGTTTCCTCGTCACAAAGAGCAAGATGAGAAGATTTATCTGAAACTCTTTTAAGTACCAAATGTCTAACTTTTGATTCACTCATAAGCCAAACTCCATAAATGACAAAAGCGCCATTTGGGCGCTTATATAGGTGAAAATTGTGTCTTAAGTGAGTTTAGAATTACCTGTAATCGGCAATAATTACTCACAGTTAAATCCAGTTCCAACAAGGTCTTTTTTCAAATTTGAAACGAGATTTTGTTGTTCCTGCTGTTGTCCACTAAGATAATTTTTATCTAGAGTCTCTGCACCATCAATAGATTTATAAAGCTCTTTAGATTCCTCTAAATTGTCTTTTAAAAACGTGGTGAGGTTTAGTTTCGCCTGGGCAGCTCTACATAAATTATTTTTAGCTTCTAAACCTTGAGTAGCCTGTTTTACTTGACCAGTTGCAGGATCAAAAGAATATGCATTTGCCATTGCTGACTCCAAAGCTTCAGACAATCGATCATATTCTTTAAGATATTTTTGACTTGGTTCAGCTAAACAAGTGATGGAAATTAGGGTTAGACATACAAAAGCTATTGTTTTCATATTGTATAAATTCTGATGTTTTAAAAAATATAACATAAGAAAAATTACAGACCCAACTTTTTAAAAGCTTTTTCATCCAACTTTCTCAAATCATCTAAGCTATAGAAACGGCCTTCAGGATCAAAGAACTTATCAAAATCAAATTTCCCATCTTTATAGAGCTTAAAGCGCTTTGGCCCTAGCCACTCCCTTTGAAAGAAATCATCTGTTTTCTTAAAGAACTCTTTGAATGTGGTGTTTGCATCTAACTGTCCTATTAACTGGCTTCGCTCTTCTTTGGGGATGTCTTTAACTCTACGTTCGTCCATTACAAATGGCCGTTCGCCAACAAGTTGACCGTCCTTCTCGACCGGAACCAAGATACTGCGACAGTTAGGATGTAACGGCGGCACTCGCTTTGCCGGATCATTTATTTCCCACACTGAACCATCTAATGAAGCGCAAAGCTTAGAAGTTCGTCCATCTAAAACGCTAACAAATCGGACATATTCAAAGCCAATTTGGTTGAAGCTATTTAGATAGGCTTGATTAGCTACATGACTTCGCACAGTTCTTACCGTTCGCTCAATATCAGTTTTGGTACCATTTAAGATCCCATCTTCATAGTTAAGCCGTTTGGTACCACGAATACGCTGAACAATTTCTTGGTTAGTTTTGCCTGAATTAATACCATCTCGAATTGCATACTCAACCTTTTGACGGGCACTTTCAGCAATTCTTGAAAGCAGATCATCGACAAGAGCGCCACCTGCCAACGGAACTTTTTTAGCGGATAAGAATAGTTTTTCCCCATCAGGCTTATTAATTTTTGCTCCATAGAGCTTAGCTACGTAATTGGCCTCATAAACAGCCAGCGCCGTAGCAGAAACGGCAAAAGCTTCAGGTAATGCTAAATTAACACTGGCAAACCATTGGGCAATCAAATCCCTAATTTCCCTTAAATTTGAAGTTGTATATTTACCACCAGCTAAAGCAACTTTCTCCGACTCATTAAGCTCATCCAATAAATCCCGAAGCTTAGATAGCATCTTGCTCGTATCATCATTGAATAAAGCCAATAACTCATTTACCGTTTTTGATGAAGCACGATAAAGATAGGCCTGGTGCTGAGTGAGTACTTCAAATAGTTTTTTGATATCTGTTGCCATCTCACTCTACCTTTTGATTTAAAGTCCCATCTTGCTCTGCTTCAACATTCTGAAGCTCTTCTTCATATTTTTGTTTAGGGAACATACCTGTTTGGTTGTATTCCCACCATGATTTAAATGAAGATCGGCCTTGTAGAGCTGCTTCAAATAACTGTCGAGCTAACTCAGCTAAATAACCCTGTTTGTTAAATTCTTGACTGATTTCGAACATCAAATCATCTTTAGTTAGAACATCCACATTAGGCGTTACAAACTTAGCAGCCCATCGTAATGCTGCTGACAAGGCTTCATTCATATTAACGACACAGAGCGAAAGAACTGAATGCTGAACGGCGTCATCACTATTCGCTTCGGTAGCGGTCTTTTTACTTCCCGAGCCCTTCTCAATTAAACGCGCCCCCATCTCCTTCATTTTTTCCCACTTATCTTTCATCGCTTCCCGGGCAAGAGTATTAGGGTCGGCTTGTACAATTCCTAAACCACCATTTTCAGGTAAAGGCAAAAGTACTTTCGCTCCAATGTAGATGCCACGTTTCTTGGCTTGGTCATACCACTCCCAATTAACACCCTTCGCATAATATTGAGGTTGCCCCATATAAAAAACGGACTCTTGAAAGTCCGCACTGTCTCTGTAATGGGCTAAATTGAGATTAGCCAAAGGAAGTAATGGTGGCTTTTTAATCTCTTCTGAATTATCAATTGCACCTACAAATGTAAAAGGTATATAGGTCCAGAAATTCCCGTTGTAATCTGTTGGAAACTTCTTCTCTCCGCCAACCCAGTTACCCTTTTCACCCTTTGTGTACACCTGAACGGAATAAATATATTCCCCATTTCCCTCTTGCTCTAAACGAAGTACACGATATTGCTCTTGTTCGGTTTTACTAAATCCATCAGCACCGCGCTCAGACTTAAATTCACGTATAACCACTAAGCAAAGCTTTTTCTGGTTATCGATCATTACTGAATCCCAATTCACTACATCAAGGGCATTTAGTAAATGAATCATCGGATAGGCTTTTTGTGCTTTAAATTCCGCTAGATTACGAGCTGGCGGCACATCAGGATAATCTACATATAAAGCACAACGATAATGCTTCAATAAATGGCGAATTCCATTTTGAGCCAATTGATAAGTACTTAAACCAGCACCATTTGCATTACGTTCTAAATGAGCAAGTTCCGGAGGAAATTTAAAACTTGGATCGGTTGCAAAAGCTGCACCAACTAAACTATTTAATGTAGTCCCTGTTACTTCATAAAAGACTGCACGGGTAAGATAAGCCTCATAAGCGCTTTTATTTGCAGGTGATTTATCATGTGCATTTGGCATCGGCAAATATTTTTCACCTTTAGCCTTAACTGCATCTTCACCTTCACAAACATCATCAAGTTTTTGCCAGTATGGCAAGTTCTTAACATATTCAGCATGTTGAAAAGTTACATCACTCATCGAGCAAATCCCATATCAGCAAAGAAGGCTTCAAAACCTTCATGTAATTCATTAAACGCATCTGAAGCTGCATCCACTTGGTCGTCATGTGTGCCATTAGGAAAATGACGAAGCTCATCAATAAAATCCTTATTCCATTCACCTTTGAGCATTCGTACATTTCCTACGTTAACTTGGGCCGCAAATGGTTGTGCACGTGTAAGCTTGTCACCTGAAATTGGCTTAGCTATCACGCTATAACCCGCAAGAAGCTTCACAAATGAACTAGCTTGTGATTTACCAGCTTGACCGGGATCTTGTGGTAGACGCACAGAAACTTTTTTCCCATCTATTTTTGCTGTTTGTTCTAAGCGCTTATTCACATTGTCAGGTCCAAGCTGTCCTCTAGTTACATCGACAATGTAAGTAAAACCATCTGCGCCTAGAGCTTCTCGCACACCTACTGTAAAGTCGCCCTCATTTTCGGTAGCCCCAAAATCCCAAGCCCTAACTTGTTTCACTACATCCGCAGGCAAAGCATCAACAATTTGAATATTGTCGGGCTTAAAAAAACCGCCTGCTGGCGGTGATGGCATTTGTCGGTACTGCCCGGCAAATACATATGGTGCTGCTTGCTCCATTAGCCTCAATTTTTGGATATTGTGTTTTGCTGGCCACAGTGCGGATCCGTCTTCCTGAATAGCTGAAAGACATAGATGCTCCCACACTTCACCGTTACCACCAGCTACAGGAACGCCGTCTTTTCTATCACCTAGCAACCATCCAGCTAAATCATCTTCATGAAGTCGCTGCATAATCACAATGATCGGCGTATCTGGCGAGTTAGTACGCGATTCGAGTGTGTTCTGAAACCAATCAATTACCCCTTCTCGAATAGTTTTTGATGAAGCTTCATGTGCTTTATGTGGGTCATCAATAATAATGCAGCCACCAAAGCCTTTACGAAGTTTTCCTGCACCAAAACCAGTAATCGTACCGCCTGTACCTGTCGCATAGCAGACACCGCCTTGAGAAGTTCTCCAGAAGTCTTTAGCCTTACTATCATCACGCAATGTAAGCTCAGGAAAGACTTTTCTATACGCCTCTTCTTGTACAAGAGTTCGTATTTGGAAGGCATTATTTGCGGCAAGCATTGCCGAGTAACTGATATGAATAAACTCACAGTCTGGATTCTTACCAAAACACCAAGCCATGAAATTAATTACAGCAATTTCAGTTTTAGAATATCGTGGTGGAACGTTAATAATTAACCGCTTTATCTCTCCGCGATAAACTTTCATTAAAGCTTCGCAGATTTCTAAGTGGTGCCAATTTTGCATCCATTTATAACCACGGCGCTCCTTAAACATGTACCTTGTGAAGAAATATAAATCTTCTTGCGCCTCGATCCGGATGGCTTTATCCCGAGCCGCATCAGTACTCATCTAAGACTTCCCTCCGCGCTTTTAAGTAATCTTCCATTGGAACTGGAATTTCTGAATTAACTGTTTGGACTGGTCCGCCGTCTTTGCCTGTAATTTCTTGGCGATTAGTAAATTGACCACCAATGTCTTTAGCGGCTTGCTCAAGAATTTTTAAGGCTGTTTTGACGTTTCTAGTCTTCTCAAGTTGTCTTTGGTATTGCTTCAATCGGTAGTACTTATTAGCAATTGGAATATCAATTAAGCCTTTATCAAACTCATCTCTGGTTTTTTCAAATAGTTCGACATACTTTTTGCTTAAGTTCTTACCAGCAACCTTTGTAGGGTCATAAGTTGCAACTTGAACACGATCTATATCAACGCCAAACTCTTGTTTTACGAGTTCAGCCACTTCTTGAGGTGTATCACGACAAGCAAGAGACTGAACTATAAAGATTTTCACAGGCTCTTTTAGTGTCGCCATAACTTCCTCATCGTATAACTACGTATAACAAAATGGGCAAAAAAAAGAGCCATTAGGCTCAATTGATTACACAGTTGCCGCAGCATTTTGAAATATCAAGATTCGAAACAAACGGCGGATTTTTTGCGACTTCAATAAGTCGCTTAACATTTTTGCTTGGTCCATAACGTTTAACTACGCCAATAAACTCTTCAACGTCATGACCAGCAAGATAGTGCTTAGGCAGACCAGAACTATCGCTATAAACAATTTCTCCGTCCTCGTCTCTCATCACTCCAATGTGGTAAAGCTCATGTTCAAGTAAGTAACAGAACTCTGTATCGTTTGCACGCTCACAGAAAGAAGCGTCGACAGTTATTAAATAAGTAGGTACAAAACCAAACCAATCACGCATCTGTTGCTCTTGTCTGGCCTTACGCCATCCACCAACATTGAACATGACTTTTTCGCACTGACCTAACACCATAGCTTGCTTACTTTTATATGCAGAAGAGGCCCAAGCAAATGCTAAAAATTCTTCATTATCGTGAAGCAGCTCAGCAATATGGTCATGGTCAGGGTTATAAAGAGGTCCACCTATCGTTAAGTAGTTGGCCACAACCCATTTCTTTAGGTCTGGAGCGGGTATTAAACGAATTGCTTCCTCTTCTTCTGCCTGATCCATAAAATCAGTTGGAGGAAATGGTCTGATCTGATCCATCTTCAATTCTCGCTAATTCGCTTTTAATCCAGTTGATTGCATAACCTGATTCAATTTGGTGAGGCTCAAGACGCTCAAATACATAACCTCGGTCTAGTGCTAGATCATACTTATTAAATGAATTTGCTATCTTTGTGCCACCTCGGCCAACTGCCCACGGACTGCCAGCAATTTCTATAAGAAGATTCAACTTCACAATATAAAAATCGAACCGCCAATTTTTTGTTGATTCAAATTGAAATTTTCTTCTATAACCAATTCGATGCTCTTCTAGTTCTTGAAATAAGGTTTCTTCGGCCTCGAGATATTTTTCTTTAGCTTTAGGCAGTGGTCTGGATTTGGGTTTCGTTTTGAGCTCTTTTTTTTGTGTAAGCCAAAAGTACTCTTTATCATCCATACCTCTAGCCTCTTATAAAAAGCCCTCTGGCTTACTGTTGAGACGAGCAATTAATTTATGTTGCTTTGCTATGGCCAAAAAAAATCGCTCATCTAGGTGAGCGATCTGTTCTGTATTTAAACCTTTTGTATTGCAACTTCCCAAATGGTTTAGCTCTATTTGAAGCTGTCTAATCTCATTCGTAATTTTTTGAAATTCAGTCATACATACTCCAAAAAGAAAAAGCCCCGCCAATAATCGATATTTAGCAGAGCTTCTTGTGCCATACTATGCTCGGCAACTTTTCTATAGAATCGTAAAGGTAAAAGTTTAAAAATCCTTTCATTGGAGATTATTAATTAAAATAATATCGTTTAAATTCATCTTATTAAGCAATAAAAAATCAATATCACCCTACTGTTCAACTTCTTTAAATAAAATATACAAAGCTGCATAGTTATCTATAGCTGTAACAATTTCCTGCTTTTTTTGATCAAATGGTATAACAGGTGTCCGTTTTTGATGAACTTTATCAATAATCTCATCTTTCAACTCGATATAAAAAACCGTAGATTTAGGGAATTCATCGCTATCATTGAATTGTTTGCCATAAAATAAAGGATAAAATTTATTTAATTGATCAATTAACAACCTTGTTAATTGAACTTTTATTTCAGACTTAAGATCATTGAAACAATCCGATTGTTTAATTTCATTGATGAGTGAAAAAAAATATTCTGCTCTACTATCCACTAAATGGCTGCTTCCAAAAACACCTGAAAAATGTAAACTTTTCAAAAGTAACATCCGATATGTTGAAACTTTAATTGACTTTAATTGATCTATTGTTACTTGTAACTCCTTTTTTGCTTCTTTTAGTTTAACGATATTGCCTCCAATAGATAGCTCTTGAACCTCATCAAAATATGCAATTATTGCGGATACAATTGCAGAAAATATTATCAAAATGACGAAGTGGTTTGGCTCAATATATTTATTCCTTAAAAGGATAAAGGAAATAAATGAAAATAAGACAAACGTAATTAAAGAAAATATGATTCTCATGCAGTTTTTTTAGCAAAGAAAATTTTATTATCAACGATTTAAATATCGTTGCAATAAATTTTTCGATATTTTCATTTAAAGATAGTTTATTCATTCTGATAAAATAAAAGCCCATCATTTGATGAGCTTTAATACCAGTGATTTACTTACACTTCCAACACTGTATCACAAATATGCCATACCCCGTGCGCACACTCAAGCGGTTTTTTCAAAAGTTTCAAATCTGAAATGCGGATTTCGACTTTTGATATAAGCCATACCACATTTTAAATCCTGTCTGATTTGATTAACTGAAGTGTCATTACTTTGAGCAATATCACGTAATGAATTGCCCATAACATGATGTGACCAAATTGCTGAGATCCATTCTTGTAAAATATGGTCTTCAATTAATTTAATATCAATAATCAATCTATGGATTGCACGTGCCTCATTGTCATTTAACTCACAGCAAGTACCCTTACGGCGAATGCATAAACGATCTTTTAGATTTTCATCGCTCATATACATAGCTATTAATTTTTCTCTTTGTTTTTGAGTGATGCGTTTTGTTGGCATCGTCTTAACAATTTTGACCATTGTTTCGGTATCGCCGTTTAGCCAAGCTCCAAGCTGGCGACACCACTCTTCAAAACTAAATCTAGACCAATCGACCGCTTGTAAAATGTGTTGTTGTACTGGCATATTCATTTTCATCCCACCAATTGCTCAATTTGTTTAATCGCCACGCCTGCTTTCACTTGCTCTGTGCTGAACCGTAAAACTGTAAAACCCATCATTGCTGCGGAGTTGTATTTCTCCATATCCCCTAAATAGCCCTTACCTCTTGTGTGACGGCCTCCGCTCCAGATCCCGCCTTCTACCTCAATCAAAATCTTTGAACCCTTTATTAAAAAATCTGCTCTCCATTTGCGTTCAGGATGGAACTTATATTCCTGTTCAAAACCAATCTTGCATGCTCTTAAATGCGTTGCCAGAACCACTTCACCCACACTTGGTTGTCTGGCAACTTGCTTTGCTGAACGGCGCTTTTTATTTTTCTTTATGGGAAATAACTTGCGGTATTCAGCAATGCTGACTGATGACATCAAGCACCACCTTTGAGCACTTGCTCTATAGCTTTAAGGGTTCGAATCATTGCCATTTGTAGAAATTCATGATTGCCGCGCATGTCTTCTTCAACATACTGCAAAGCATATTGAGTCTCTTTTAATGCCCCATCTAAACGCTTTTGCAGCTCCTCCACTTTCGCTTGTTGTTCTTTTTGAATCTCCCAAGCCCACTTTCCAGATTTACC